GTTTGATTGTTTTTGAAGTCAAAATATAATGTCCTTTGTCAGCCCACATATACATTTTCGTCATTTGCATCATTCGTAGGAAGTATTTTTCGTTCGCTTGATGTTCTTTGGACAACATCTTTTGATACAGTTTGATACAGTAAAAAGAAGTATTTAATTTGAATCAATTTTATTTTAATTTAAGACATTAACGGACAATCCTTTTGTATCTTTGGTTCGTTCATCTTTGACAATACGACTCGTGGTGTTATCCACAATGACTTCTTGAATATTTAAATAATCAATAGGAACAATGGGGAATTTACATTTTTTGTGGTGCAAACGCTTAAGCATCTTGTACTTGCTTTCAACACAAGTTATCTCGTACCCGCATTTGCACTTGGAATGCATTTGGAGCGGTTGAAACACGAATTTAGGCATTTTGATACATTTCAAATACTTTGTTGGTTTGTTTCAATTTTATTTTTGAATCACATCGGCGTGATTAAAAATAAAATTGATTCGGGTTAGCTATCCTTTTCTTTGCATCTAACTAAAAATGGCGATTTCTAGTCTTCAGCTCAAAACACTCCTGAAACTCTGTATCGCCGACAAGTCTAGAAATGAAATTGTCTTTACCTTTATTCAATCACACTCGGTTATTGGATGGTTGAACAAGGCAGAAATCACACAGGAAATGAAACGGTGGAAGAAACTGCGAAAGGACGGCAAACTCAAAGTGTACAAAGAAAACAATCAAACGGTTCTGATTCAAGGAAAAGAATGGTATATGATATGTTTGACAGCGGATACTGGTTTTGATCCGATCGCACTGCTTGGACTAGACGACAAACAGATTTTGATGAGTGGTTTCTGCTATTTCTTCAAACACGAAGCCAATCGGGATATGACTGCAAACTACATCGGCTTTAATCATTCTTCAGAATAAATGCTTGCTTCTCACTCAAAATCACCTTTGGATAAGACTTAACTACTGTGATCCATCTTGAATTAATTTTTTTTAACTTTTTGATTTGTTCCTTGTCCATTCCAAGGTAAGAATCACAGATATATTTTAGGTTTCTTCCACCGATGGTCGTTGGAAAAAAAGTGAGAGAAGTCGCCTCGTTCAAAATCATCTTGGTTTGATTTCCACCAGCGGACACGTGAAAGGTCATCGCCACTGAAATGTTAAAATGACGACCTGTTTGGAGCATATTGTTCAAGTATGTCCATACCACAGCTTTTGTTTTTTTATCAGAAATATTATCTACATCATCAAAGATCACTAAAGAATTTGTAAAATCAGCAGTAGGAATGACAGCATCATTGATAAATGCCTCATCTAATTTGATACGCTTGATTCCTTTGATTTTGTCTAAACCTCCCTTGTCTGATTCTAAAGAGGAAAACACATACATATTATTTTTTGGATGTAACGTTTTGTAATTTTGAGCATACATTTGCACGTAATAACTCTTACCTGATCCAGATTGACCAAAAATATATAAAACATCACGTTCTTTAGATACATTTGGTGTAGGCTCAAATTTTTCGTTTGCGTCTAAAGTCATTTCATTTTCTCCGCTTTTTGCGGAATCACTTAAACACAAAACAGACTCTGCTTTTTTACCTTTTCTTACTATAGCAAGAACGTCTCCTTTATTTTCGTAAGTCAACCGAAATCCTGACATTACATATAAGGATATATTATTATTTAGATTTTTATCACTAAAAATATTTTCTTGCGTCCTGATTGACGATTTTAAAGAGTTTGTCTCGGATGTGTTGTATCAGTTCAAATTTCTTTTTCGTAGTAGTCGCCTTGTCCAGCTCCTTGCTTAAATCTACTTGTGTATAGCTGAGGTCTTGTTTGATAATTTGCAGATCTCCATTCAAATCACTCATTTTTGGCTTCCTGAAGGTTTGGTCTCGTAGCACAAGTAATAGTTGTAGGTCAGCACGTGCCTTATTCAAGATTCCGACTTCTGAGTTAAAATAGTCAATAAGTTTTTGAGTTGGTTTCAACAGGAATTCACGCTTCAGAGCTTTGTAATAATTACCCTCAGAAACGAGTTCCTTGTAATCCTCTTTGATACCATCTATCATCTCTTTTTTAGAAGGTTTTGGTGAGTTTTCGTGACTACCCATTTGGAAATAGTAATTGTCTGTAATATCTACAAAAGATCCATTCAAAAGATAGATTTCGTCCAATTTGATGGTAGATTTCATCATTAAACATTCTGCAAAAGTATAGCCACTCTTTGTACCTTTCATCATATCCTTGTACGTCCAACGGATAGGTTCGCCATCAATCTCACCGCATTTAAAATCCACAATAAACACGTTAGGGTTTTTCTTGGCTTGTTGGAAGACCTTTTTGAAATGTTGATAGATTTTAGGGAGTACATTCTCTTTTGCACCAAAATGACTTTCCAAATCGTAATCTGAATTATACAAAATCTCTCGCTTGTTACTGCTTCCAATGAGGTTTATTTCTCTACCAATATTGAGTTTGTAGAATTCTTTGGTTAAATTCTGATTCAGATCAGACACCTTTTTCATATACTATAATAGAATAAAATAATCTATACCACACGTGGAAAGAAGGCAAATTCGGGCATTATCTTAATCCTATCCATTTTTGCAACATACTTATCTAAACGACTTGCAGACCTTTTCATTTCTGCATTTTTTGTCGCATACTTTTTTTGGAGGACACCGTAATTAATTTTTTGTTCCTCTGTTAATCCATCTTTTTTTAATTTTGTTTCATATTTCGCCATTGAAGCTTCATAATGAAGGAGTTTTTCTCTTGCGGGTTGAAATTTTGAATCCCGTTCATCCAAAAAAGTTTCCTCAATCTTGTTATATTCAGCGACTAGTTTATCCACTCTTGTATCAAATTCTGTTTGTTTTTCTCGTTCCGTCTTTGTCAACGCTTCTTGATACACATTGAAGGGTTGTTTTGGATCTTGAATGGTTGAACTCGTGCGTTCTTGCGTTCTACGTATAGGTCTTCTTATCACCGTTTTGTCTGGCTGAGTTTCTTCTACAAATCCTTCTATCAGTTGTGTTGAGAAGTTTGGTAAATGAATCAAATTTGGATTCACAAAGTTCGCAATACTACGGGACACAAGAGCAGTAAATCTGTTGAAATTTTTGTCAATGACCGATACAAACTTGTCAATATTCGCCGCTTTTGCACCTTCCGAAAACCTTTCCAAGTAATCGTCTTTTAACTCACGAAACCTTTTTTGTGAATCCCCCACTTTATCCGCAATTTCCTCTAAATCTGACTGTAAAAATTTCTTGTAGTTAGGTAGAATCTTACCGTTGTACTCTGCGATGAGTTTGATAAGAAGAACATTGATTTTGGACAAGGTGGAGACTACGAATTCGTTTCCTGTCGCAACCGCAAGACTGTTTGGTCGTTTTGCTTTTGGTGCGGTTTCTTCAGGTTCAGCCAGTGCTTCGGGTGCATTTTCGGGTAAAGTCAATATCCAAGTTTGTAATGCATTATAGATTTTAAGCATTCCGCCCTCTTCACCATCAATCTCATTTAATTTGTCCACATCCCTTTGATCTAGTTCACCAAATGCGGTATCCATACCATCTATAACATCCTCATTTGTAATTTCTCCCATCCGATATTGACCCAGTAAATCTTCTACTTTTGGTAAAAAAACACGAAGAAGTTTCTTTAAAGTCCTTGAAGCTCCACCAACACTTGATAAAGCACTCTTTAAATTGACCATTATTGACGAATTCTCTGGAAGGTCAGGTAAAACACCACCCGTCATTCTTGGATTCCTGTAGTGTGCTGTTCCATTACAATACGATGAATTAAAACAACATCGTTTACCACCTGAATAACCTGCTCCCGTTCTTGCTTTTTTATTTTTTGCACCTTTAGGTCTTCCAACAGTTCCCGCTGGATCACTCGTGATTTTAGGAACAACGGTTTCCAATTCCAAAAACATATTATCCAATTGTTCTAAACTTGTGAGAATGTCATACTTGAAGGTTTCAATTGTACCTTTACCCGCAGATTTATAAGCAATATGTTTCTCATCACGAATCGCATCATTACGATTTTGTGAATTAGGGTCAGTTCTCACGATTTGCTTCCGTAAAGCCCGACTTACAGCAAATAAAGAGTTCGGATCTTGGATAAGTGTGTTATCCCTCGTCATTATACATATAAGATATAAATAATTTTCATTTCTTTCCCTTTCTCTTTCCACCTGAAAATAATCGGTCTAGAACCGCATTGTCAGCAGAGTCTTCTTCTTCTATAGACTCAACATCCTTTACAATAGGGACGTAGATGGTTTTTAGATGATTTTCACCAATGGAAAGAGTATCGGGATGAAACCGAAGGTCAGGAAGAGGCATTCCACGATGGTATTGAACTTTATCAAATTTATCCACAGTATCTTGCATATAGTGTGAACCGCCTAAAAGTTCAGCTCCCATCCCTGAAAGAATCATTGGTTCAACAAAGGGATTGTGAGCGGCGGATCTACGTGTAATAGCGTCTTCATACGAGGCGATGTATTGACGGTGTGGCGTGGTTCTCTCAGTTTGCCGAATCATTATAGTATAGAACTATAATAATTTTGGAACTATTTATTAAAAGGTTCGGAAACGTAGTTCAACGGATGTGTTTCGCTAACCGACCTCCCGAGACCACTCCACCCGACACCACACCACCGACACCCATATGCATTTTCCCCTGATAAGCAGAGTTGTTTCGGCGATGCATCATCAGAGCAGGGTTGTTGAACCGAGACATCTGATGACGACGACCACCAATCAGGCGTTCATATTCGGACTGCATCATTATAGAGGCAGGAGCAGTGTTCATTTTGGTGTTGAGTACAACTTCCTTGTTTAGGATGCCCACCTCCGACGAGCAGACACCCGCTTGACACGTAAAAATACCCGAGTTCACGGTAGTGGTCATTATCTCCACAGGATAGGTTGGAGCAAGTACGGCATACCCGTAATTACACTCCAAAGTGAGTTGAATTTGCAGATTAAAGCTTCCGCTACTTGAATTACTTAAGAACTCAGGCAACGAAAGATCTTTTGTCGGATCTATTACCAAAATAGAGCCAGTTGTACCCACCATTTCGTTACTATCAACTCCGTTTCGGGAAGCCATACCCGACCATTCAAAAAAGTTCTGCGATGAACCGTTACGGCGAGACAATTTGTAGATATCCGTAAGCGAAGCAGACGAAATCAGACCACTTGCCGAATTGAACAGAATGGTCGCACTACGAATGGTGTAGAACGAGTCCGAGTTTCCGTACGACTGCTGAGACATTGGAATTCGTGCAACAACCACAATCTTGTCAGGAATGAGTGACAACTGAAGATTGGATGTGATGACTTGAGTCGTAGGAGGAGCGAAAGGATTAGGATTTCCACCCCCAACAGGGACAAATCGGGAGATAGCAGGGGACTGCGAACCCTGAAGGGTCAGATACCGAGGAGTCTCAGTATAGCTCACACTATTACGACTGGAACTGAGTTTAAGCACCTGCGAAGGCTGAAGGGTAAGGAAACGTCCAAGCAACTGTGTATTGGAGAAACCCGCATTGACCGCATTAATCGCATCTGCACCATTTGGAGCAGTTTGACCCGTAGTTCCAAGAACAATGGATGAAATAAACTTAGGGGTGTAGTATCCTTGAGGAGAAACCGCAAGAGCATCCACACCAAGAACCCGAGCCGTTCGGAAGAATCGTCGGCAATTGGTATCTACATTGATATTGAGCGAGATCTGGTTAATTCCGTACAATCCCGCACTTGTTCCCGAAGCATTGTTCACGAAGGGACTGAGGGTCATCAGAGGTTCAACCAATCTTACCTGACACTCAATCACGGCACGAGTAGCAGTCGCAACCTTTTTGTGTGTGTTAGAATCAGCAATCTGAACATTACCAGCGAACTGGACAATGGAAAACCGAGCAGGAAGACAACCACGACCAAAATAAACGGCATCCAAAGAAGACTGAAGTATGTTTCCAAGCGGGTTATTGGAAGCACTGTAAACGCCTCCAGCCACACCATCTTCATACGAGGCGTAGTAGAAATCGGGGAGGGCAGCCGTAGAGGTGTTGGTTTCTGAGATAAGGGGGGCATCGTTCAGGCGTAAAAGAACTGCTAAAGTATCCTGCGTCTGCGAATTCACGGACACGTTGTTGATTGTTCCTGAAACGGTCGTAATCAGACTGTTCAGAGGGTACGAACCGAAGGCTTCCGTAGATCCGTAGTCAAAAAAGACTCCATCATCAGCAAGAGCTACAAAAGCATCTCCCGAGACATTGATGGTGAAATTCACATCAGAACTCAAGAGCATATTACGATCCAAAACGACCTCTTGCGATGGAATCTGTGCATTAAAGGTAATGTTAGACGTGCTTACTGACGTGGCGGCGAATTGTTGGTAATTTTCCTGTCCTGAAGATTGAACAGCGAAAGTGACCTCATCTGTAATTTGACTGATGATATTGTCTTCAACAAGCACGGAGTGGAAATTAGAACTCATTATACTTTACCAAGATATATTTTTTGTCCAATTATTATTTATTTGACATCGCCGATTTTAGCTCAAAAAGCATTTTAATACAAATGGTTGTATTGGAAGACAGTAAAAAGGGATTCAAACCCCCTAAACGATCTCGCCAAAATAACTCTAAATCAATGGAAGTCAAAGGGGTTGAACCGTATAGTTGAAGTCTCCTATATTCGGAGGTCGGGACGTAATACAAAAAGTTCTTGTAGAGTCCTTCCGTGGAATAATCCGTCAAAATCGGGATGGCTAGAGTATTGTTGTTGTTGTTCACTGGAATACTATTTTGTGCGTTCGCTATATCATTGGCGGTCAAAGTTCCTGAAGTATTGTTTGGAATGACGGGCAGAGAGGTAGAAGTGAGGACAATCGCCGTAATTGGATTCCATTGTTGTACGGTAGGAATCTCTTGATAGAGGGTATAGCACGGATATTGAACAATCGGTGACCCTGCAGGTAAAACAGGGGGATAAAGTCCTAAATTTATCTCGGCAAACAAATTGGTCTGTAGTTCAAAGTTCTTACCAGTGGATGAAGTCAAATTGGTAATGAACAAAGGAAAACTGCTAAACAAATTGGCGGTAGCAGAATTGAAAAAGATTCCAATAGATCCAGCTGTATCACCATTATAGGCAGTATTGTCTGCAAAAATAATAGCGGTTTGATTGGTCGTATCATACGTCATCACGGGTGCGTGAACAGTAGGAAGAACACCAACACCAACAAGAGTGCTTAATCCATCAAAGGCTTCTTTAAAGGTCTTGTTAAACAAATAAGGAACATATGAATAATTGTAAGCGTCGTAGTACTGATTGGAATTATTTTGAAGACCTCCATTTTGTGACGGTGGAGGAGGTGTCGGAATCGCAGTATTTTGTGATTCATATTCAAGAAATGCTTGAAACGCTTGACCTGCAAAGGTTAAGGTAATGGAATACACGCTTAAATTAGGTTGATTCTGATTGGGTTGAATCACGCATCGCCAAACGGGCAAACTTTGAGTATCCGCTGTAAGCTTTAGGATAGTCATCCAATAGTCCGATGGATTATCAAGGAATGCTTGATTACGTGCTTCGCTATATCTAGCAGGTATAGGACGAACGTTTTGATTAGAGATATTACTCATTATCACATCGTAATAGAGTTTTTCTTGTGGAAGATTCATTATACTACCACAATAAATAATTTATATCTAAAAATTTTTATATGTTCTATTATTATATGTCGTCCCTACAAGCATTCTACGCTGGAGCTTTCAGTTCTGCTGAATTGACGACTACCCTTGCTCAAGTCTTGACCGATGGTAATGTCGCCTCAAAAGCGATTGATATGGCGACCTTTGATCTGCAAAATGTAGGAAGTGCTACTGTGGGTACTGTTTCCGCTGGTGTTGTTGTTTCCTCAGGTGCTATAACTGGTGCGAGTATGGCTACACAAACATTGAATGCTTCTTCAAATATTACTACATCAGGTAGTATTATTCTAACTAATGGAACTAAATCAATTTCTAATAATGACGGTCCTTTAATTTTAGGCACTTCGACCGTTTCTTCGTGCGTTGTGAATGGAGGAATACAAATGCAAAATAATTGCACCGTGAAAGGAGTATTAAAAATTGAAGATTCACCATTAAACTGTAATTATCTATCTTATAGCGTAAATAATACTAATCCTTCGGTTGTTGGTTATAAATTAGGTGAGAATTACGTTGTTTTATCCGTTGCGATGAATAACAGTTCTGTAGAAACGCTACTTTATCAATCACCTCTTGTTGTTCCTCTTGGTGTGTGGTTGATTACTACCCGTGTTGGTTTTTCATCTACTGATGCGGAAACTAGCGATTGTAGTATTTTTTTCAGTTGTGGATATACTCAGGGTGAAATACCAACATCAAATACTCAAGCAGGAATTCGTAACAATTTAGGATATGTCAATTTTTCAAGTGTGTTTCAAAGTATTACTAATCTTCAATCGCCAACATTTGTTTATCAATCTAATATTGCAAATTGCACTGTTGGTGATATTTCTTATCATTTGACTAGAATCGGTTAAAATAAATTATCTAAAATATATATTTTTATAATAATAAAATAATTATAATATAAATAAATCTATTTATATTATAATGCAAAGCCCAGATTTATTATATTATGATGTTTTAATATCAAATTTTCAAAATGTTAATGTAAATAATAGACCTTCTCAATTTTCAGAATCAAGACAACAAGCGTTTTTATTAGAACCACAAAATTATACATTAAGTGTTGTTCGTTGGACGGCTGATACTACTTCTTTACCTGTTTGGAGATGTGAGATTCAACCATATTCAACTGATCCTAATTTATCAATTTATTCAATTACATTTACTTATGATGGAATACCATATAGAGTTTATTTAAATTATCAACCACAATCTAAAGCAACTAGAGAGCCATTGCCACCTAGTCAAAATGGAGGATATCAAACTAATTTAAATTTATATTATGATGTTTATTCTTTTCAATATGTTATTTATTTATTTAATTTAACTTTACAAAGTGCTTTTAATTTATTACCACAAGCTATTAAAGATTTAACATTCCCACCATCAATGGTTTTTAATCCTGACAATAAAACTGTTAGTTTATATTGTGATCAAGCATATTATTCAAATGTGAATAGTTCAGTTCCACAAATATCTATATTTTTTAATCCAGCAACGGCAGGTTTATTTAGTTCATTTCCTTATTATATTAATAAATTTATTGATCCAGATGGTCAAAACTTTCAAATAATTACTGATGTGTTTGGATTGTCTAATACTTCACCATATCCGCCTACATCAGTTCCTAATGATGGAGTATATCAATATAATGCACTTGTCATATATCAAGAATATTCAACTATTGCACAATGGAATCCTGTATCATCAATGGTTATCACATCTACTTCTTTACCTGTCATGCCAAACGCAGTAAGTGGAATCATTCAATCTACTGATATTAATGGATTTTCTCAAAATTTAACAAATTTACAAAATAATGTAGTATTTCCAATTATTACTGATTATGCTGTTGACACATCTATAAATGGTTATAAACCATTTATTTATTATGTTCCTACATCTCAATATCGTAAGATACAATTATTAGGATCAACACCACTAACTAATATAGATGTTAGTTTATTTTGGAGAGGACGTGATGGTCAATTAAATTCATTCATTCTAGCTGGTGGTTCAACAATTACTATAAAATTATTATTTGAGAAAAAGTAAAATATATTTAATAAAATTAATTATAAAAAAATTAATTTAATTAAAATAAATATATATATAATATATATAATGAGCGAATTCAAAAGCGTATTAATTGAGGACAATCTAACTGGGTTGTTAACTTCTGAAATTTCATTTGGTGTAGAATCTGCAGGAAAGGCTAACTACCAGCAATTTAATAGTACTAGTACATCATCATCTGCTCTGAATTTCAACTGTCAGATTCCGAATCAGTCGGTGGTTTGTGATCGTTCGATGCTAATATCGACTAAAGTATATTTTACTTTAGAATATACAAATGTTCCTGTTAATCAATATGCCTTCTCTTACGGATATGATTCTGGGTTTGGTCCTTATTGCCTGAATAGCTTGTTCAGCAATATTTCAGCAACAATAAACAATGTTAGTGTCAATGCAAATACTCAAGACCTTCTTGCATGCTTATTACGTCTAAATGATAATGCTCTTATCAGTGAAACTAATACATCGACTGCTTCATTACCTGATTTTTATTATAATAAATATTCTGATGGTGTTGGGGCATCTAATAATCCATTAGGTGGAATTTCTCAATCATCTTATGATGCCGTTTATTTTGGTCGTGGTTCTCTTCCACTTAAAGTATTATCTGTTAAACATACTCCTAATACTGGTCCAACTGATACTTCTTTAAAATCAACAAATATTCTCGATAGTTGGGAAATTAAATGTTCGGTTGATTTAATTGAACCATTTATCGCTTTATCTCCATTCACCAACAATGCAAAAAATCAAGAGGCTGGCTTCTATGGAATAAACCAGATCAGTATGAACATAAATATTGACACTACTATGAAAAGATTCTGGCGTGATGCTCGTTCAATAATTGTGCAAGGTAAAACAAATTCTGAACCACTCTCTTTACTTTCAATTAAATTAGGTGCTGATGGTCATAATAATAATATTCCTTTTGAAAATACTAGTCTATTAATGCGTTTTGTGTCCATGACACCTGAACAAATTGCTAGACTTGGTTCGTCTAGAAATTGTGTCCCTTATATGGAATTTCCACGTTATTTATCTGTTAGTTCTCAAAATAGTCTTATTCCTGCTGTTGTTCCTGCAACATCTATTGGTGGGGTGATTACTCAACCAATTATTTCATCAACGACTCTCAC